AGATAAGATTAGATTATTTGATACAGTTGATTGGACAATTGATGATATAGATGCTCATTGTGAAAAACATAAACCAGATATTATTGTTATAGATCAACTAGATAAAATAAATGTGACAGGCACATACTCAAGAACAGATGAGAAGTTAAGACAGATATACACTGCTACTAGAGAGATTGCAAAAAGAAGAAACTGTGCAGTGATTGCTATATCTCAAGCATCTGCTGATGCACACAATAGGAATAGTATTTCATTTGATCAAATGGAAAACTCTAAGACAGGTAAAGCAGCCGAAGCTGATCTAATTATTGGTATAGGTAGAAATGCAAACAGTGACTTAGAAAATAAAATAAGAACATTATGCGTAAGTAAAAATAAAATAAGTGGATATCATGGAGAACCCGTGTGCACCATTAGAAGGGAAATAAGTAGGTACGAAGTATGATAACAACAGTAGACGTAGAAACATCATATCAAAAAACAGAGAATGGTGGGTATGATCCATCACCATTTCATCCAGATAATATATTGGTTAGTGTGGGGTTAAACTCTAAATATGGTGATGAGTATTATTTTACAGCACATTCAGAAAAAGTTAGCAGAGGTGGTAAAGCTAGAATACAAGAGGTACTAGATGAAACAACTTTGCTAGTAGGTCACAATATTAAATTTGATTTGATGTGGTTATTAGAATCTGGATTTAAATATGATGGTAGAGTTTATGATACCATGCTGGGGGAGTATATACTTAATAGAGGTATAAGAAAAAGTCTAACACTAGAGATGTCTTGTAGAAGAAGACGAATAGGATCTAAAGATAGTAGAATAAAAGAGTTTATGGATAGAGGTGTATCCTTTGAAAATATACCTGCTGATCTTGTAGAAGAATATGGTAGATTAGATGTACAAATAACTAGAAGATTATTTGATTCTCAAATGGCTGACTTTAAATCTGAAAAAAATAAACATCTATTGATGACAGCTAAGATGATGAATGAATTTTTAGTTGTACTCTCTGATATGGAACGTAATGGTATTAATATTAATATAGAAGATTTAAATAATGTCGAAAGAGAATATCGTGCAGAGTTTGCATATTTAAAACAAAAGATAGATAAGATTGTCCATAAACAAATGGGAGATACTAAAATTAATTTATCTAGTCCAGAACAATTATCTTGGTTAATCTATTCTATGAAACCAAAAGATAAAAAAGAATGGGCTAAGATATTTAACGTAGGTATAGATAAAAATACTGGTAAAAATAAAAAGCGACCCCAATATTCTAGATTACAATTTAGAAATTTAGTTGCCGATAATACAGTGCCATTGTTTAGAACTGTTGCAAGCCAATGTATAAACTGTAAAGGTAAAGGAGTTATTAAAAGAATTAAAAAAGATGGTAGTCCTTTTAAAAACTATAGTAAGTGTGTTGATTGTGATGGTGATGGATTTATGTATACTGAGATGGCAAAGTATGCAGGATTTAGGCAAAGGCCAAGATCAGTTTATGATATTGCTGAGTCTGGATTTAGAACAGATAAACTAACTCTAACTAAGATTGCTGCAGAAGCAGAGGGAGAGTTCAAAGAGTTTATTGATGCAGTTGTTAGGCATAATGCTGTAGATACATATCTAAATACTTTTGTAGAAGGATTAAAAAATTTTACAAATGAAGATGGTTTTCTACATCCTAAGTTTATGCAAGCAGTTACAGCTACAGGTAGATTATCTAGTAGAGATCCTAACTTTCAAAACCAACCTAGAGGTAAAACATTTCCTATTCGTAAGGTTGTTACATCTAGATTTGATGGTGGTAAAATATTAGAGATTGACTTTGCACAGCTAGAGTTTAGAACTGCTGTGTATCTTGCACAAGATAAACAAGGTATGGAAGATATAAAAAATAAAATAGATGTTCATCAGTATACTGCTGACATCATAGGTGTATCTAGGCAAGATGCAAAAGCACATACCTTTAAACCTTTGTATGGTGGTGTAACAGGAACTGAAGATGAAAAAAGATATTACACTAAGTTTCTAGAAAAATACAAAGATATAAAAACTTGGCATGATAAGTTGCAAAGTGAAGCAATAAGGTATAAAAGAATTAAACTACCAACTGGTAGAGAATATTCTTTTCCTTATGCAGAGAGAACTCCTTGGGGTGGATCTACATATGGAACACAGATAAAAAATTATCCTGTACAAGGTTTTGCTACAGCTGACATTGTACCTTTAGCTTGTATAAATATATACAAACTAATGAGAGAAAAAGGAGTAAAGAGTTTACTTGTGAACACAGTACACGATTCTATCGTAGCTGATGTTTATCCTGGTGAAGAAGATGTGATGAGTAATATATTTAACCAGGGCACAGCAGACGTAATACCTGCACTAAAACAGTATTACAAAATTGATTTTAATGTTCCGCTTGACACTGAACTTAAAATAGGTAATAATTGGTTAGATATGAAGGAGGTAAATCATAATGACTAAAACTTATAAAGTACACTATACCGCAGACGTTTGGGAGTACAGAACTATAGAAGCTAATTCACCAGAAGAAGCACAAGAGAAGTTTGAAAAAGGTGAATGGGGTGATGACTCTGAACGAGAAGAAATGGGTATGGAAAACGTAAAGACCGATAAGGTGGAGGAGGCCTAATGATTGAAGATGATGTATTAGACTCTATGGATGAGTATTCTGATGAGGAATACTCAGCCTACCTAGAGTATAAAGAGTTAAAAGATAGATGTATGATAGAACCAACTACTTTGTATATAAGTAGCAAGCATGAGTTTTTTTCAGAGTGGGAATACTTTGCACATGCTGATGGCTTAGAAGTAAAAACAGTAGATGGAGAAACTAGAATATGCTAAGAGATATATTTTTATATATGTGTTGTGGTGCGACAACTTGCGTTATACTATTTATGATATATTTAATTTTAAGTGCATTTTTTTATTGATTATAATTTTAAATATGCTATATAACTTTTTAAAAATAGGAGGACAAAATGTCTGATAATAATTTAGTAAATATAAATAACATGTCCGATGAGCAAATAATGCAAGCTATCGGGCAAGATGATGGATCTAGTGTTAGTAATAATATACCTAGACTAGCCATCAATAGAACACCAGAAGATGATGATGGTAATCAATTACCAGTTGGTCACTTCTACACATACGATCCTAGTGTAGGTCAGAATGTTTATGGCAAGCCTGTAACATTTAGACCATTCATTAGTGCAATGCAATACATGCACTATGATGCTGACAAAGGTGAGTATATAAATAGATCTATTATATTCAAGAGTTGGAAGGAAGAAGCTGTTGATATACTTGGTGGGACTAAATGCGGTAAGATTGCATATAAGGATAGATCTTCTCTAACACCAGAACAGTTAGAGCAACAGAGAACAATAAGATGTTACAAACTTGTATATGGATTATTGTCATTTACAAATGGTAAAACAGCACAAGGCCATGCTCATAATGTAGAAAATTTACCTATACTTTATAGAGTAACAGGTACTGCTTTTACACCTGTAAGTTCTGCTCTTGATCAGCTAAAGAAAAGAAGAAAGTTAATGTTTAACTGTACTTTCTCTTTAGATACTAAGAGACAGAAAAAAGGTGGTAATGTCTATTATGTTCCAGAGATAGGGGTAAATACAGATGGGAACTTGAAGCTAACAGATAAAGATATGGAAACATTAAAAGTATTCCAAGAGTCTATTGATACTGAAAATGCTGAAGTTATTGATGCATACAATAAAGCTAAAAGTAATTCATCATCTAAGAGTGATGAGTTAGATGCTAAAGTTGTAGAGGATATAAGTGAAGATTCTCCAGAGGAAATACTTGCATCTTAATGAACAATATACTTTTAAAAGTTCAGCAGTATCTTGATAATGTTTCAAAGAATCCTGTTAAGTTAGACAAACAACTAGTGCAGGAATTTGGTGAGGCGTGTAAAAACGCCTTACTAAAACAGTTTGAAGAACCAAGAAGAGATAAGTTTGAACCAAGAATGTCAAACATTGGTAGACCTCTTTGCCAATTACAAATGGAAGCAAAGGGTATAAAGGGTGAAGGCCAACCTTACAATGTTAAAATGAGAAATACATTTGGTGATTTGATAGAAGCATTGGCTATATTAGTTATGAAATCTGCAGGTGTTAACATTAGTAACGAACAAAAAAAAGTTACTTACAAATTTGATGGAGAAAAAATTGAAGGTAGACAAGATGTTGAAATTGATGGAAAAGTTTGGGATATTAAAAGTGCGTCACCATATTCCTTTGAAAAGAAGTTTGGAGAAGCAGGAGGATTTAATGAAGTTGTTAGAGAAGATTCGTTTGGTTACGCATCACAAGGATTTTTATATGGAGAAAGTCAATCTAAAAACTTCGGTGGCTGGATAGCTATCAATAAATCTACAGGTGAGTGGACAGTTTGTGAAACTCCTGCATCTGTAGAAGAGCATAAGAAGAAAGCACTTAAATCTGCTAAAGATAATTTTAATGCATTGAAAGAAGGTAAACCTTTTAAAAGATGTTATGATGATGTAGCTGAAACTTTTAGAAGTAAACCTACTGGTAATAGAGTTTTGGGTTTTGTATGTTCATACTGCCCATACAAACTTCCTTGTTGGGGAAGCGATAAATTGCAGTTGTTACCACAACAGCAATCTAAAGGTAAGAATCCTAAATGGGTTTGGTATACTTCTGTTACAAATCCAAAGGAGGATACTGGAGAGTTTAGTGGTGGATAGTTTGAGGGGTCTATTCACCATTGACTCTTTAAATATTTACAATATGCATTTATACTTTGTAATATTTAAAAATAAAAAGGATAATGATTATAAATTATTTAGTAATCATATATTCGATGATGAAAAAAAAGCAGAATACTTTGGTAATTCTAGTATGAAGAGAGGCTTTGAGCATAAAGTAGTAGAATATAATAGTGAAAATATTGATAAGTATTGGGGTGATAACTGTTGGGTAAAAAATGAAAGATAAAGATAAATTAAGTTTGATAAATTCTGTTAAGGTTATAATTGCACCTTGGCAAAAAGGTTTTACTTGTGGTGTTATAATGGATAGCAAATCTAAGATGAGCACTGAAGAATATGAATTATGTTCTACAATAGCTAGAGGCATGATAAAGATGGCAACTACTGATCCGCATTCTACATTTTTGTGGGGGCTTCGTGGTTTTGCTGATGATAAGAAAAAAAATAGAGATCTCAGTATTAGTTCTGTGGCAGAATTTGATGATGAATCAAATGTTATTGACTTTCTTGAGTTCTTAAAAAACAAAAGAGATAAGGAGTTAAACTAATGGCAACGCACTTAGTTATGGGTGACCCTCATTGCACACCCAAAGCAAGCAATGATAGATTTCTGTGGGCAGGTAGACTAGCGGCAGATGTAAAAGCTACTCATGTTATATGCATGGGTGACTTTTGTAGTATGGACTCTCTATCTACATATGATCGTGGTAAAAAATCATTTGAAGGTAGAAGGTATCAAAAAGATATGGAACATTCGCATGAAGCATTGTACTTATTTAATAAAGGTTTAGGTAAACATAAGCCTAAAAAGATTATGTTACATGGTAATCATGAGGATAGAATAGATAGATTTGTAGATGAGAATCCAGAGTTAGATGGCACTATGAAAATATCTGATCTACAATTTAAAAAATATGGTTGGCAAGAAGTACCATATAAACAAATGAAAGTAGTTGATGGTGTACACTATGCTCATCACTTTCCTTCTGGAGTTTTAGGTGCTGCAATATCTGGTGAAAATATTGGTAGAACTCTATTGACTAAGCATAAAGTTTCTGCTACAGTAGGTCATAGTCATTTGTTAGATTATGCTATATCTACTTTACCAACTGGTAGAAAGTTACATGGATTATCTGCAGGATGTTATTTAAATCATCCAGAACACTTTGCTAAAGATACTCAGCATATGTGGTGGAGTGGCCTTGTAGTTAAGAGAGAAGTAAAAGATGGTAATTATAATATAGAAACAATTGACATTAATACTATTAGGAGAAAATATGGCAGACGTTAAAAAAGAAATAATGTACAATGGTAATAAATATATCCTTGAGTCTGAAGATAATTATGTTGTTGGAGTAGATGATCCTGTAAATCATCCTAACCATTATAAACAAGGTAATAGAGAAACTATTGAAGTCATAAAAGATTACATGACTAGCGATGAGTTTGCAGGATATCTTAAAGGTAATATTATTAAGTACGTTGGTAGATTTAAGTTTAAGGGAAATCCTTTACAAGATCTAAAGAAAGCAAGTTGGTATTTAAATAAACTGATAAGTGAGGTAGAAGTATGGGACAAGTAAAACAGGCACTGATGGAAGTAGAAGATTTTGTATCTGCTTGTGTTAGAGATAATCGTACACTCAATCAAACTATAAGGGATGCAAGAGCATGTGAATCTGCAAAATCAAATCCTTATTTTGATGATGAGAACTTAGTTGAAGATAAATATTATAAATTTAAAGGAGCAGATTAATGAAAGAAATGTTTATAGAAGCATTAACTAAAAAATATGAAGCTGATATAAGTGTGGCTAAAG